CCCGGCCCACGACGAAGTGGGTCCCTTCTCTCCTCCGCGGGAGTTGACATTCACGTAGCTTTTGTTATGTGTCATCCGGAATAATTTCCGGAAGCTCGAGCCCCAAATCTAATGGGGCCATACTTGTACTTATGGGAATACCCATAAGCGAAAACGATTCCAAAAATTCGGGATCGTACTTGCCCCCTGGACGAAGAGATTCCAGGGTCCATTCCTGCACCAACGGAGGAGGTGTTGATGCAGTCTGTATGTGCTGATTATGAATAAGCAGCGCAGTATCGATGGCGTGTGGATAAACACGCGATCTAAAATCGTAAGTGGAATCATATGTCCACTTAAATGCGGGCGCGTTAAGCTTAACGCGTCTCTTATCGATCCTCTTGATACGTCTCAAGAAGACAAAGGGCTTGACTTCCGGTTTTGGGAGTCGAGTCACAAGCGCCCCACCTTTGTGGAACGCATTAAGTCTAATGTACATATATGCATTAAACCATGTAGCCAACTTCGCGAAATACGAAGGAGGAATAGACCCATGTATCAATGGGTCCGGCTTGGTGGTATAATACCACCGGGGACCGTCCAGGATTGTTTTCAAAAAACCCTGTACGATTGATGAGAGCTGACAACTGTCAGAACTCGATATATGGAGCGAGCGAACCGCAAACTCCTTAGGGTGGTTCATGAACCACGTCACCACTCGTCGATCTCGACGAGGGATATACTTGTTCCCATCACGGGGAACAAGACCAAGGCCTCCAAAGGCCACGGGAAGGTAGGGGGAAACTCCCCAACCATACGCATGACTGCGAATTCTTCCAGTCATGTATTGTTGGACACGACGTATCGTGCCCACATTGGCTCCTCTAGCAATTAGAGAGCGAATCGTATCCCCAAGTTTGAGGATTACGGGAAGGGGGGTTACCCACCCCCTCTTAATGCGATCCACTTCCGGAACGCACCATCTGAGAGGATAAAAACCTCTTCGATCTTCCGTAAGGAAACCTTCCCTTACGCACATGGGTCTCTCACAGAAGACCCCGCGAGTGCCAAAGAAATCATCTTTGACAATGAAACCGACCTGCGTAACGCGGGCCCGATAGGAGTCCACCATTGAAGGACTCCAGTAGGCGACTAAATCGTCGCCCTTTATCATCCAGTCACCGACTGGATCGACCATCTGAGCTATCGCTGAATGGATAGCAGAGAGGCAAACCCAAGACATTGGGATGCCCATAAGGGTGCCGCGAGTTATCTCGACACCTATGTTCCCTCCCGCCACTAAATGGAAGGGGACGCCGCCGCCGGAGCAAAATGCTGCGATGGCATCGTGCGACAGAGTATCTGTCGCCTTTGAGAGATCGGAAGAGTAAACCAATCTCGTATGGTCCCGCATAGAAATGTGGGAAAGGCGTTTGCTATAGCAATCGCCAGAAAGAGGGATGGACACCCGTCCACCCAATCGAGATAGCCTGGGATACCAGGCTTTCCTATAAGCCTCTGAAGCAGAGACCAAGAATATGCTGGATCGTGAAACCATCCTGCATTTAAACCCCCGTTCGAGGACGGGAATTGCCTCATGGACTCTATGATTAATTGAGTCCACCATGATCCTCTCCATGAAGGGATCTAGACACGCACGAATATGCTTCGTGCGCCAACCCCTCTGTAATCGGAGGGGATATCCGCTCGGAAGGTTCCGGCGCATTTGAGGGTCGTCCACATCAGGGACGGCCGGATAGAGAACATTAGGTAATGGTCTCTTAGAAGAATAAGGCAAAGCCTCATCAATAGAGAAATCCCCAATGGGTTTCCCGATGTCGGGGTCTGACAAAGTCAGACCCATATCTCGAAGCACTTCACATAGTGCCTCGGCCTTTCCCCCATCCTTACGAGTATGGGAGAGTGATGAAGCCGTTCCGAATACGGAAGTGGCTATTCGTGGGGCGATAGGCTTATCACCCACCATATAGACCGCCGTCTCATAGATGGCGGTCCAAACCTTTTTGGGAACAGTGACAGATTCACTGCCCAACATCAGAAGCTGCTTTTCAGCAGCCCGAGTAGCCACCCAAACAGGGGGCTCAGGAAGTGCCCTAGCAATATAGGACACCTGAAAGGCCAACCAACGAGTAGGTTGTCCATGATTTCTCTTCTTTAGCGAAGAGGGAACGAGGCTCCCAAAGGAGCATCGAGTGGCATGCGTATAAGGCGCACCCATATAGTACTGTCTAAGCAATAGACAGTCATGCTTGATCTGCGCAGCAGTGCAGATCGGATCTCTCTCCCATTGGGAGAGTTTCTTTGACACCCATGCAAGGCATGAGCGTCGTTCAGCCCGGAATCTAAAATTGACTCCGAACGAAATGAGTGCGCACCGTAGTACGCGCTCCATCACACACAGCGATTGCTGTATGTATTTATCGTCCCAGCGCTTGACTGGTACGTATTGTCCTCCCGATACGTTGGGAGGGTCCGCCCTGTTTACCTCAGGGCCACCTGCCTCATCCGTGAAGATGGGGCCAGCTACGATTTGAGCGTTTGTATCAACCAAGGTCGATGCAGCGCAAGCCATTATAACGATCCAAAAGGAAGG